ATTTCGTCCACAGTCTCATCACCGAAATCAGGTCTGGCGAACCCTTCCATTATGAAAGCCCAAGCGATATAGCTTGCGCTAGGGATCTCTCTTGGGCTGTGACCCAATTATATCGGCTATCTAGTTCGTCCATAAACTTTGCCCTGCACAATAAACGTACCGTTCTTTTCAATGTTAATAATGTCCACTTGAACCGTTGATCCATGCACATACATGATGGCGAACGCTGCCTGCCAATTAGCCGTTCCCTTGGTGTATGAAGCCTGTTTGAAGTCCATGAGGTTACCTACCTCAACACCGTGTAGAACACGCCCTAGACGCCCTCCAGAGGCTTCTGTGAAGGCGCTACGCCCTGCTCTGTGAGTATGTCCTGAGATGACGTTCTTGCCGTGCCTACGAGCCGCTTCGAGGGCTGAAAGCCCGCCTAGTTGCTTGATGGGCGTGTGGTCTCCATGAACCGCAATCCAGTTGGGAGCGATGTTCATAGGGTTTTTGTGAAAGGTAATGCCAAGTTCATCGAACTTCATAAACTTCTCAAAGCGAAGTTCTGGCAAAGATAAGAAAGACGGTATCTTCTTCATGATGATGTTGTAGAGCCGGTCTGTGTGGTTAGACCTAATGCAGTCGGTTACGCCCAATTCCCATAAAAGATCAACGCAACGGTCTCGATCTGCCCCAAGAGACTGCTCGTAAGCTTGTGGAGTGCCTTCTGACCATTTGGATATAGTCTGAAAGTCAATCTCGTCACCAATGGTAACCGTCTGGTCTGGCTTAAACTTCTGTAGGAATCTTGCTATGTTCTGAGTAACGTGTACGTCCTCGAAAGGGACTTGTAAGTCGCTCAGAATTACGATTCGCTTCACTTAGTCCTCGTCGTCCTCATACGGAATGTTGTCAATCCGGTTGGGTAGGTTAGGGATAATCCAGTCAGGAAAAGTCTCACGATCTGATAAAAGCCAAAACGCATGAGTCTCAGAGAAACCAGCCTTGCGCAGCGATTTATAGTATTCGTTCAACGCAATCGCATAGGCATCAAGAGCTGAGTAAGTCTCAAGGTCGATGACCGGACGCTTCCTTGCCATAAGATAAGTGTTACTTACCTAACAGTTCGATTATGGTATCGACACGCGCTTCGAGTCGAGAAACCTGATCCTTAATAGATGAACCTGAATTGGGCTTGAGTTCGCTGAGGTAATGCTTAATCATGAATTGTGTGTATGAAGCCATACCACCAAGCACAGCGATAACAGCCACAATCCAAGCAGCATAATCAGCCGTGCTCACTTTTTAGGCGAAGCGTAACCAAAGACGCCAGCAACGATTGAACCAAGGATTGCGCGGTAATCAAGAGCAAAGTTTGAGGTTGTTCCCCATACTGCCAAGAATGCGCCAACTGACATTACATAAGGGTTCTTTAGGTTCATTTGTTTCCTTTGATTAGTGGGATATTAAACGGAGCACCGTCATTGTCGCCCTTTGAAGTAAAGCTGATATGGAGATGAGAGTTGTGGTTATCAACCCCCACATAAGGACGCCAAACCCAATTCTGGATAGACGACGCGATGTGGCTTCTAAAGATGACGTAAGAGATTCGACCATCAGTCTGTCCACAGATTCGTATTTGATCTGCAAGAGAGCCGGCGAAGTCCGGCTTGCTTGTTCCAGACAAATCTGCGTCGATATCAACGGCTCTGACGACATTGTTAGCCTTTGGATCAGGATTGTGGTCAGAAACGCTTGCCTGATGACGTGCGTCGCCAATCCAGCCGTCGCTCCTTTTATCTCTGTCTGGGTAAGTATCATTTATCGCTTGACGTAACGTGACGCCAGCCTTACATAGCCAAGGACTTGTCACAATCTGTACACTCCCATTTCTTATTTTTATTGAGCAATAATGTGTCATGTCCACAATTTGGAATTGGTGCAATAAACGCGTCGTCTACCGGATCGTAAGTAAATCCAACGCCAGCATAGTTATATCTGATTTTGGCATTGTAAGAAGTTTTAATCCAAGTACCACCAAGATTATCCAATAACCACTGGTAACCTTCGTCTCCATTTAGATCATTATTATCGCCAACAAGCACTCGAATTACTTTATTGGTTTCATCTATTTCTGCCCAATGACTCATACTGGATACCTCACTATGACGATTCCGCTACCACCAGCTGCTGGAGTTCCATAAGTAGAGCCAGAAACACCACCACCCGCGCCGCCACCAGAACCAGTGTTTGTTGTACCAGCTACGGCAACAGTTCCATTTCCAACTTGACCTTTACCACCACCGCCAGCACCGCCGTTGCCAGCCGTACCAGATGAGTTTTGTCCACCACCGCCACCGCCAGCGTAATAACCACTAACACCAGTCGAAGTAGCCGTTGCCCAAGATGAATAAGTATTTAAACCATCTCCACCATTACCAGCTACACCTGATGATGCATTAACTCCAACAGCACCAGCACCACCGCCGCCACCGCCAGTTAAAGATTGTGAAGTTCCACCATTGTTGCCTTGACCACTAGTTGCGGTTCCACCGCTTGCACCAGCGCAACCACCACCGCCAGAACCACCATTTGCGCCAGCGTTAGTGGAATCCCCACCACCACCACCGCCACCAGTTGCAGTTGTCAAACCTGTAAAAGTAGTATTTGTTCCGCTTGTGCCTCTTTGACCCGATGACGCACCACCGCCACCGCCAATAGCAATAGAATATGAAGCAGCAGCCAATGATTGTGCTGCATAATAAGCCAAACCACCAGCACCACCGCCACCGCCGCGTGGATCACCACCGCCACCGCCGCCTGCAATCATAAGAACGTCTGCGGTTAAAGTTCCGTTAGAAACAGATAAAGTTCCATTACCAGTAAAAACTCGATAGTTGTAACCACCAGAAGTATAAAGAGTTCCACCTGTTACCGTCGGGGCAACATAAGGATTTCCAAATACGCTAGAAGTAATGCAGCCAATCATTATCCGATTGCTCCAACGACATACCAGGTATCTGTAGCAACCTTAATGCAAGCTGCTGATTTATATTGAGCAAGAGTTGGAGAAGCGGCAGTCGCACCAGCTGAAAGAACTGTAGTTGTGCCAGAAGTAACCGCTGAAATGGTGCAAGTTCCAGCACCCTTGTTCAGCACTGTGATTGTTGTGCCTACTGGGAACGCTACTGAGGCGTTGGTAGGAATCTTAAAGGCAATCGCTGTAGCCTTATTCATAGGCTGTAGGACTTGGTAAGCGTCTGCTAGGACGGTTGTGTAGTCGGTTGTTGCGTCAGCGTTGATTGTAAAGGTTACGAGCGAGTTAACTGTCGCGGCGGTAAGAATATCGCCAGTCGCTGCCGGAAGCCCAGATGTCATTGTTTTCTCCTAATAACCTAAAGTGTTAGTGCCGATTATACCGTAATACGAGCTTCCAACCACGAAACCATCGGCTATAGGTTCGAGAGTTGTAATTGTGCACATCATCTTGCTTGGGCTGATATCCCACTTGACGCCCTGATGTTGCAGATTCTTCACAATACTCGAGCCGTCTGGCTGGATATTGGTTATGAGCAAGTTATCAAAGAAGTCCAACCCAATCATCGTGTCGGTTGGTACTGCTGTATCAAGCAAGTCCACAACCATCTCGTCAATGCGGATATCGGTTGCCTGTCGGGTTGCAACGTATTCCAGAGCAATGTTATTGACGATGGTATCTGTCTCAGCTACAAGGTCAGTCTGGGTAATGCTGTGAGGAAAGTATTTATCTATCGAGCCTTGGTTTGAGGCTACCTGTGTTGATCCACCGACTCGAGCGAAATTAGCCTGGTTGATGATGAGTTTGTCATCGAAGGAGAACTTGAGGTTACGGTAGGGAATCCCGCCAGTCTGATTGAAGGCTACTGGCGTCTTGGATAGCGAGTTCATGACGTCTGTACGGTTCTTGAATATGGCTGTGCCAGCGCCGTTCATGTAGAACGCGCCTGTCTCTGAGAAGGCTGCGTTAAGGAGCGCCGCGAGGCTTGTACGGCTTGTAGCGGGGTCTGCAATGCAAGTGTTAAGCCCTGTAGAAGTTGTACGCATTGAAGAAGGAAACGAGACTTGGTTGAGGATAGAGTTCCATCGAGCAGAGGTGGTCTGCCCTGCTATGCCGCCTGAGACGGTAGTGATGTTAGCCATCTGGAAAAGGCGAAATCCGTCTGAGCATGATATATCGACGAAACCTGTGTCCTGATTGACTGGATAGGTGTACTTGTAGTCTGTGATGTAGCCAGAGAATAGATACTTTTGAGTAGTCGCCGTGGTAGCCGATACTCGAATCTTACGAAGCGGCGCAAGATATCCGTAATACGGAGAAGCTGTGTTCTGTGGATTAAAGTATGAAAGTGGGTCTAAGACTCGGACGATACATGTGCCAGCCTCGTACTGATCGCGTTGGATATTGCGACCTCGAGTAATTGAAATCTGATAGACGTTAGGAGTCAGGTCAATGATTGGTTCTGGAAGCGTTGAAGTACCAAGGGTGTTAGTGCCAAGAATTCCGTACTTGCTATCGCCAATGATAAAGCCGTTGTAACCAAAGGTTGCCCCAGCTGAGTAATCAAAGGAAACGGCTATCTGTGCTGGTAGCGCC